GCTTATCTATATTAATTACCTTGACCTCTGTAACGCTTCTTCCTGCCATTACGAGAGGTGGCAGAGAGAATGGTGTGCTGTGAACGACCTTGACGAGTCTTCTTGGGTTTAGACTCAATGATCACTTTATTAGTCAGGGAAGGACGCTTTGCCATAATTACTCCATTGGTTCACTTAGATATTCTACCACAAGATCCTCTGGATTGGGAACCCCTGTCTCATAAAATTGTTCAGAAAGTTCATCCATAATATCCCATAGTTCCTCTTGAGAGAGACACTGGTACAATACCCTCTCATTACACAGAATTCTAAATGATTCTTGTCTTTTCATGACCTACACGAACTTGTGGATGGCACCAAATATCAAACCCACACTTTCTCTTGGCATCCAGACAGAAGGATACATCCTCCCCACACATGTCCTGAACCTCACCAGAATCAAAAACCTGCATCTGTGGGGCAAACCATGGATACTTCATTTCAGGATGCTCAAAGACCCCCTTCTTAATCAGAACCCAACCAAATCCTGTGTAATCCACCGTGAATGGTTTCTTTCTGTTGCCAATGGTGTCTACGATCTCATGATTCATGACTCCTCCATTACTCTTGAAGTCGCTCTCATCCAACCAGTGTGCCACTGAGGTGGTTCTGCCATCTTCTGTGGCATACCAACCTGCTGCAATGTCCTTATCCATTTCAAAGATTGCCCAGAATGCATCAGTGTTAAAGACAATATCAGAGTCAATCCACAGTTGGTAATCATATTCCAGTTTACCCTGCCAAGGAAGTTGATCAGGTCCTGCCAGAACATTTGCACCAAGACACTTACAACGTGCAAAGTTTACCATGGAACTATAATCTTGTGAAATATGAATACTTGCTCCTGCCTGCACTAAATCAAAGCACAGTTGAACAAAGTTTTTCAAAAAGATATATGATACCCCACGACCTGGCAGACAAAATACAATTCTTTTTCCTTTAATTCTTTCCAGACATGTCTGAATATTAAACAGTTTCTGTTCTTCCTCAGGTGCTGTCTTTGCTTTTACAGTAAATCCTTTTGCCATAAAAATTCAATACTAAATGTTAATACGTATCAACTCATATGATACTACACTATTTAGTTTCAGTCAAATACAGCAGTGACCCCAATCACCTTTGCATTTGGATTTCTTGCCAGGGCAGTCTCCTTTGCATCCTTATAATCTCTGGCATAGACCTCTTCATAAAAGACCTTTCCTGCCACATATAACTGTACTCTACACTTCATCACAGTCATTCACAATTAAAAACTCTTCTATTTGAAAATATGTGGTGAATATGTCCATCATCATGGAAATATTTGTGAGTTCTTCCTGGCATTCTGCCTCAGTACCCTCACAAAATATCCTGTCTCTGGCAATCAACTTATAGGGCATTTTTTCCTGGCAAAAAATTTTTTCTTATAATGGGATCCAATTATATTTATTCCCTCCCACAGGCAAACTCCAATATACTCTAACTCCTCACAAAAGTCCAGGGCATTTTTACCTGGGGAAAATTTTTTTTGTTTCATCTTTATAATTATCTCGCTTTTTCAAAGGTTTGTAGGTTAGGGGAGTCAGTAAAATTCGCATTACAACCCCACAACAACACAACCCCCCACAAATACTGTCAATTCACTATAACATACCCTCACAGATCTGTCAAGTGGTATAGCCTACTGGGTTGTCAATAGAATACTTTCAGTCCCACACATACACTCACTGTCTTATACACAGTTTTCCACAGGTTTGTTATACTTTTTCCACAGGTTTTCCACAGTTTTCTTATAGTTTTCCACAGGCATATTCACTGTCTATTTGTATAAACACTGACAGGCACTGTGTTCTTACAAAATATAACTCACTGCCTGTGGAAAACTTTTATACTGTGCCAGAAATCTTGGTGTCCTGGGGGTGTTGACATCTGGGAGGATTTGTGATACAATGGGGGCCAAGATCACAACAACTCTACACATTTACTGTGTATTCCACAAATATACACAAAACTGTGGAAACTGTGGAAAACTCATGTATATTTTTTTATACATTTATTTGATTTCTATAACAATGTACGGAATGAACATTTCACCATCTATTAACATCTAAAATGTCCTCCATCATGTATGCCAACTCACTGATATAAGACCACTCTAACCATGCCACACTTCTCTGATCTTCAGTATTACACTGCTCAATCACTTTGTTATACTGTTGCTTGTAACTATCAAGAGCAAGGATAATTCTTTGTGCATCCTCTTGACATAACTCAATCTTGAAAACTTTGTTCTTTTTCATTAAGGCAATCATTTTACTTTAACACATGACGATAATCAATGGATTTGATACACCAACCTGATGCACATGTGATCTCTTCAACTAGATCCTCATCATCCTCTGCTTCATAAATCTCACCAACATAGAGTGAGGTTAGATAATCTTTATCATATGGTGTAAGTGTATCATCACCATCAAAATCAAACTCAATGTATGTAATTTGGAATTGCATTTTATCAGTCTTGGAGAAGTTCAGGATCATACTCTTCAATCTCACTTAGCAGTTCTTCATCACTATAACTTTGGAGGTTTTCTTCCAGTTGTTCACCTACAATTCTCAGCAAATCTTTGAGAGAATAATTATCAAGAATACGATCAACATAGGCAGAAACAAGTTGATCACGATTGGGGATTGGAGTGTTCATTTGGTTTGGATCTTTTTGATTGCAGTGGTGATAGATGTGGTCAGCATGATACAAACATCATGGTCACAGACAGCATACACAGGTTGTTTGGATTGAATATCAAAAGTGTACTTAATGGTCATCAGTTTTCTCCCTGGTGCATCTCAAACATCATCTCATTGATCTCATCATGGTTGATCAATTCACTAGACCAGGATACACCATCATTGGTACACAGTTTATCAACATTGTGCATGTTGCGAATGAACTTAGTATAAGGCAGTTCATCATCATTTCTGTACTCTACACATGCAACAGCAGTATTATACAGGAACTGATTGTTTTGCATCCACAGAGATACATTCCAGGTTTCATAATTTGCCCAACCATTGTAAGTTTGAGGTTGGTTTGCAGTGGTTTGATTTTTCATACATGTATGATAGCATGAATTTGGGCAAAAGTCAATAGGGTGTGTGACAGTTCTTCAACTGGCACATTGTTATATTTTGTTCTCACACATCCATGCTATCATCATAATCATTTTCCATGATGTAGGCATCAATCTCATTATCTACATTCATCCTACTTTGCAGGTCTTTGATGTCTTCCAGGACCATTTTTAGGGCACTTCTGGCATATCCAGAGGCATAAGGATAACCCTTGTCATTATCACCTATTGCCATCTCTGATTCATAGATTGCCTGCTCAAGTGTCTTGGCAATGTTATTCAATTTGTTTTCAATCATAATTTTGTCATTCATGTCAAACTGCACCATAGAAAGGGTTACCAAGTTGGGGGAGACCTTGATTGTCACCAGTCACCACATAATCATGTGCAAGACGCTCACGAATTGCAACTGCTTTCTCTACTCTGTTGAGATACTTTTTGCTAATCTGATCAACACCTTTCCAGGATAACACTTGCAAACACCATTCTTCTGAAATGTCACCAAATGGTGTTTTGACAGGATAGAAACCTACCAGCATTGTGCCATCCTTGGATTGCATTGTGGGGAAGTCAGTCATTTGAGTGGTCATATCAGTTACCAAAGAAAGCATCAAACTCATCAGCAATCTGATCAATCAGATCATCAGTTGCATCAAGGTCAAAAGTGTAGCAAACCCAATCAACAGTGTCATTCAGATCACAGATGTTGTTGCACATAAAGTCACACAGTGCAGGAGCAATTTCAGTTTGGAAGTTTGGAGTCATTTGATTTTTCATACATGTATGATAGCACAGAATCACCTAAAAGTCAATGGGGTGTGTGCCACTTCATCAACTGGCACATCATTAGACTTTTCCGCATCATTTCCGTGGTATGCATAATAAATTGAGTTGTTCATATTAATGAGCACCAACATCAGGGATCTTGCAAACAAGAATTGCCTGATGAATACATCATCACTGATCTCCATAATCTGCCCAGAAAGCATCATTGTGTGATGGACGCAGACAATCTACACCATGATCACGAATCACAGCAGCATTGTAAGGAGAATCATCAACCCAGAATTGAATATCCCAGAACCTACAAATATCCATGAGTTGTTGACCCTTACATTGTGAACCAGTAGAGTTAGATTCTGCGTTCATCATGTAGAGTGCATCAAACTCTGGGAGATGTTGTTGCAACCACAGTGCAGTTCCCTCTGCAAATGTATCAGGACGTGCAGTAGCAACAACTAGATCAAACCCCTTAGATTTGCAGTGTTTGGCAACATCTACAACAGCATCAATGGCAGGGAATTGATCACATTCATCAAACCCAGATTGTGAACCATGGTGGCACAAAGTGGCATCAAGATCAAACACAACGCACTTAGGATTGCTGACGTTGTAAATGACTTTGGAGAAGGATTTGGTTTTTTGCATATATGTATGATAGCACAGATTCAAGGATTTGTCAAGTGTTTTGTGACACTAGTATTAGTGGCACATAGTATCACTAATTGGACTCAATTTGTGATAGTTTTGTATTCAGTTGTTGTGCATGAGTTTGTACAATGTTGAGACCAATATTCAGGATATTGGCAACACCACTGAAACCAACAGTAGCAACAATCAGACCAGCAAAAAAGAGTTTCATAATTACACAAGAGAGAAAGAACCACAGAAACCACGAACCCATTGCAGAGTGTCATAATGACTGCGAGGTTTGGACATTACCATGCTTTTGTTAGTTTCAGGGTTGAGAGCAATAGCAACATATTTGTGGTCACATTCTTGCCATTCAGGTGTAACTTGCTGAATGAACATTTGATTTACTTTACCTTCCTTCCAGTTGTTGACATAGTGGAAGACTTGAGTGGTTTCTTGACTTTTCATACATGTATGATAGCACACTTTTATGGATTCCGCAAGGGGTCGTGTGCCAGTTCCTCAACTGGCACATCATATCATTTAGTGGTCAGAAGTTGCTGCGGAAAACATAACCATCATTGAAGGAAAAGTCATATTTGAGGTTACAATTCCAGGTAGCAGTCCAGTCAATCACAACAGGCAAATCATCCAGGTTGCTGATATACATCTCACCAATATATTGCTCTGCAAACTGTTCCTCACTGTCATACTGTCCAATATAGGCATCATCAAAATGTTCAATGCACTGGATACCAAACTCCTCTACAAAAGCATCCACAACATCATAATCAAGTTCCTCACCTTTGCGCACATACTCTTCATAATAGGCAAGAAAGTTGTTGGATCCATATTCTTTGATGAAGTCAATCATGTCCTCATCATGATAATTATCTGCCTTCAATTCTTCAATTTTGTTGAGGGTAACTTCATCAAGAATGTTGAGGTAGTTATCAACAACAGGCATTTGTTCAGTGGTTTGAGTGTTCATAATTAAAGAAAAGTTATCAGACAAAAGCAACACAAAAGTGTCCAACTTTCTTTGCAATCTGACGCAGTGCTGCATCAAAGTCAGTTGCTAGAATGTTGTGAACTTTGTTTGTGTTGCAATCAATAATCTTAAATTGTTTGGTGTTTTGATTTTTCATACATGTATGATAGCACACTTTTCAGGATTTGTCAAGTGTTTTGTGCCACTAATACAAGTGGCACATCACTATACTTTGTCCTCACACATCCATGCTATCATCATAATCATTTTCCATGATGTAGGCATCAATCTCATCATCTACATTGATCCTACTTTGCAAGTCTTTGATGTCTTCCAGGACCATTTTTAGGGCACTTCTGGCATATCCAGAAGCATAAGGATAACCTTTGTTGTTATCACCTATTGCCATCTCTGATTCATAAATTGCTTCCTTAAGTACGCTAGCAATGTTATTCAATTTGTTCTCAATCATAATTTTGTCATTCATGTCAAACTGCACCATAGAAAGGGTTACCAAGTTGGGGGAGACCTTGATTGTCACCAGTCACCACATAATCATGTGCAAGACGCTCACGAATTGCAACTGCTTTCTCTACTTTGTTGAGGTATTTTTTGCTGATCTGATCAACACCTTTCCAGGATAACACTTGCAAACACCATTCTTCTGAAATGTCACCAAATGGCGTTTTGACAGGATAGAAACCTACCAGCATTGTGCCATCCTTGGATTGCATTGTGGGGAATTGAGTTGTGGTTTGATTTTTCATACATGTATGATAGCACACTTTTATGGATTCCGCAAGGGGTCGTGTGCCACTTTGCGGAACTGGCACATGGTATAACTGAAATGCCATACATTTGTGATAAAAGCTAGTGACAAGACTTGAACTTGCGACCTGAGCTTTACAAAAGCCCTGCTCTATCCAACTGAGCTACACTAGCAAAAAAGGTATTTAATTGTTATCTCCAAACTGCATCATTATCATCCAAATAACAAATGAAATACCACAGAGAAGTAGAATCCACTTCCAGGCATAAATTAACATCAATGCCATGAGTCCAAATAACACTAACCCACCATTGATTCCTGACGACTCACCAGAATACTGTTCATTATCATCAGAACTGTATGAGTTGTCTATCACTGCCATGATACATTTGCCACCAGTTTGTGATTCAGCAAATGCAACTGCATCACTGTGAGTGTATGCTTCTACACGCACAGTTTGTAACCAATTAGATGGTGTCTTTACAGTACACTTCCACTCATTCATTTGTTATTGTACTCCTGAATGTATTGCTTGAGAGTATCAACATAGTCAGCAGGATTCTTGACAAAAACTTGTGTTTCACCTGAATGACAAGAAATAAGAGTCACAATTTGTTCTACTTTGTGACCAGTCATTTCTTCATACATCATAGCATAACCAGTCTCCTGCACAAAATAGTTTTGGATCTGATTCTCATACTTTGGTTTAGAAGAACTCTTGAAGTCAATGACTGATAATTTACCATTGTATTCTGCAATGCAATCTACACGACCTGCAATACCAAGTTGTTCAGAATACAGAGCAGATTCCTGGTAGTGAATGTTATCCACATCATCAAGAAGTGCCTTGAATTGATTGAACAATTTGAGTGCAACTTCATACTTCTCAGCATCATATTCTGCATCTACATTGTTGACATAATCTTCCACAAGTTTGTGGAACTTAGTACCATTGTTGGATGCAAATTGACTGATTTTGCTTGCAGTCTCTTCACCTACACGTTCTCTCCACTCTGCAATTACTTTCCTGTTCTGATAGGAAGTAACTGTGGTGACAGAAGGCAACAGTTTGCCATTGACAATATAGCGACGTGATCCATCCACAGTTTCAGTGGGGATGTCTGCAAGAACAGGCAGATTGAGGTGATTGAATTTAATTTTGGTTTGCATAAAAATGTTGTTGTTAATCAAAGAAACTCAGCAATATAATAGTCAACAGTGACTTCTAGTTCTGCTGCTTTTGCTTCTA